AGATCGAACGTAATACTGCTAACGACTGGCCTTTAAAGCGCGTTGAAATTGAACCTAATTCCAAGGCATTTACTATTGGCTTCCGTGGCAAGGGTTCTGCTCAGTTCTTTGAAGGTCGTAAGTATGAAGTTTACTTCACCAAGATTGAAACTGAACACTTTAAGAAAACCCGTGAAGAACTAATGACTATGCGTTATCCTGTTATGGACGTAGTTAATAATAACTTCGTTCTTGATATGCAGGAACAGCTTGATGGCATGTTTGCTACTCGTCTTTATGCTGCTGCTGCTGCTCAGGCTGGCACAAACGTTGTTGCCGCTGGTGCTGGCACCGTAAAAGGCATCTTCAAGGATGCAGTATTAGCTGGTGTTCGTGCAGTCTTAGGTCGCAGACGCAGAGCGGCACGTTTAATTATGACTGAATCAACTTGGCTAAATCTTGCTAAGTTAGAACCCGATAAGATTGGTTATGAACCTGTTAGCCGTATTGCTTTCGGTGGCGTGGCTAATGAGAAGTCATTCTTAGGTTATGAAGTTATTACTTCAATCAACTCTACTACTGCTGGTAGTGTTTGGAATGATGATTATATCTTCTGCATTGCTGAACCCGGTTTCTTAGGTTCTAACTTTATCCTGGGTGATGTGCAACAGGAAATGAAGCGCGAAGGCAATATGTTAGAATGGTGGGCTTGGGCTGATCAGGGAACTGAAATCGGTAACGTTTCTTCAGTTTCAGTGATCACTGGTATTTCTTCGTTAACTTAATAGGAGAAAAAGATGTCGTTTGTCAAAGTTTTATTCGGTAGCATTGTTACTCAGGATTTTACTTTGAGTGAAGGTAAGGTCGGATTCACAGAATCCGACCACCTTTACTCTGAAATGGAAGCTAAAGGAATTGTAAAACTATTTTCTACAAAAGCTGAAGCTGAAGCTTATGTATATAAAAGTTCTATGGAACTCTTTCATGAAAGTTATAAATCTTTGAATCCACCTGAAGGTGAAGTTGTTCCTGCGCCAACTCTTGATTTTGAGAAATGTGCTCCAGTTATAACAGATGGTGTTCCTGCTAATATTATTGAACAGCCTAAAGTAGAAGTTCCTGTTGAAACTCCTACTCAAACTCCTGTTGAAATTATTGAACAACCTAAAGTAGAAACTTCTATTGAAGCTCCTGCTGAAGCTCCTGTTGAAGAAGCCTCTGCTCCTGCGACAGAAAGATCTTCTGTAGCTCCTACAAAAAAGAATTAATAACTTAAAGTGTTCATAAATGAGAAAGCGCATCGAAAGGTGCGCTTTTTTTTTATATTACTTTATGCTAAAATTGAAGTAGGAGATTAGATATGAGTAACCTGACAGTTGATACTTTAATTAGTTCTATTAGAAAATTTCTTAGAGATACGCCTAAATTAAATGAACTTAGAAGAGTTCAAGAAAATACAGATGATGATATTAAATTAGCTATTAATTTAGCTATGTCAGATTGGAATTCTACGCCACCACTAATTTCTCCAGCAAGAATTGATAATTTTCCAGCTATGGATTGGTTAGTTTTAGCTAGTTCAATGTTTCTTTTACAATCTGCCGGTATTCTTAATTATCGTAATGATTTAGCATATAACGATAGTGGAATTACCGTCAACCCCTGGAGTAAAGGACCAGCTTACTTTAGTACTGCTGGTCTATGGGCGCAAATAGTAGAAAATAAAAAACGAGAATTCAAAATTGCTTATAATTATGCTATTACTTTTGGCGTTGTAAGAACAGCTGAATTTATGTATTGGGATTATGCTGGATTATATTCTGGTCCTCAGTATGATAATTCTGGTTATCAGATTGGTGGGACAGCGCCGAACACAGACACTCCAATTAACCCAGCTATGCCCGTAACACCCTCGCGATCTAATCCTTTTGATTTCACAATAGCTACATGGCGACCAGACCCGCCCAACTCGGTATTCACTTTAGATTTCTATCACAATTTAATGTCAGATGTAGATGTTAGGATAGTCGATCCAATTAGCGGAATGGATCTTAGAAATAAAATTGGAATTCAATTTATTAGCAAGACTACGGTAAAATTAACTGTTCCAATGATCCCTGATAGTAGAATCAATGGACAAATTGTAGCGTTTAAATTATAAAAAACTTGACAAATGGCATTTTAACCTCCATACTAAGTGTGGAGGTTTTTTATGCCAACAATATCAGCACAACGAAGTTTTAATTCTTATACAAATACTATTGAAGTTCTTGAATACTTAAAAGAAAATAAAAAATGGTATTATAAACTTAAATGCTTAACTTGTAATAATATTTGGAATTTAAGATCAGATGATTTAAAAAGATTAGTTAATAACCAAAAAGGTGGTTGTAGAATTTGTTCAAATAAAAAAATATCAAAAAGTAATATTAAGCCTCAAATACAAGAAAAATTAGAAAAATTAAATGAATATTTTGAAATATCTAAAACAAATAAATATAATATAAAACATTTTAAATGTAAAAAATGTAATATCGAATTTGATGATCAACCATTTAATTTAATCGGTAAATTAGATAGAAATCAATATCCATGTATTCAATGCAAATATGAATTAATAAATAATAGTATAGAAAATCAAGAAAAACAATTATTAGAAAATGATATATTAGATATTAAAGTATTAAATAGAATAACTACAGCTATTTCCAGGGTGGTTTGTTTAAATTGTAATTATGAGTGGGAAAGTTATTTTGGAAATATAATAAGAGCCAAAAGAAAATGGAATACAAATAGCTGTCCTGAATGCGATAGATTGACTGGAAGAACTACTTCATCACAACAGATAGATTTAGAAAATTTTGTTAAACAATATTATAAAATAGTAGTTGGATATAAACTTTCTAACGGACAAGAGATAGATATATTTATTCCTGAATTAAATTTAGGAATTGAATATAATGGAAGTTATTATCATAGTCCTGATACTGGTATTAGAATTGATGACAAGTATCATTTGAATAAAACTAAGATAGCTAATGAATCTAATATTAAATTAATTCATATATTTAGTCCATATTGGATTCATAAAAAAGAACTTTGTAAGTCTAAATTATTAAATATATTAAAACAAAATAAATTATTTTTAAGGTCTAACCAATACACTGTCAAGTCTATCCCCTGGAAATTTGCTAGTATATATTTAAATAATAATCATATAATGGGAGCGGGAGAAAATCCATTATTTTCTTATGGATTATATGATAAATTAAATTTATTAGTTGGGGTAGCCACATTTACAAATAAGCGTAAAGGAAATTTTCGTGAACGTGATGATGAAATAGTAGAATTTAATAGATTTGCAACATCAATTAGATGTTATGGATCTATGCAAAAAATATTAAATCATGTAAAAAAATATCATCCATATTTGAAACAAATTATTTCTTACGCTGATTTATGTTGGTCTGATATAGAAAATAATATTTACTCTAAAAATGGATTTCAATTAGAAAAAATAACAGATCCTAATTATTGGTGGTGTAAAAATGATATTTTAATTCCTCGCAGAAATGCAATGAAACAAAATCTTTCAAAACTATTAGGAGATAGATTTGATCCAAATAAAACAGAAATAGCAAATATGTTATTAAATGGATATATAAGGATTTGGGATTGCGGTCATGCAAAATATATATTAAATTTATAAATGAAAAAGTCCCCAAAAGGGGACTTAATCATTTATCTTTATTATTAATATTATTATGAAGAAGCGCCAATACCCTTGACAGGAATTAAACGATCAAATGCAAATGAGATACCTTCAACCATGATTAACTGCCCGGCAGATTGATTCATATTATGAGAATTAATCTTAGTGCCTTCTGCATAAACGCCACCAACAGCATTACCAGCAATATCTTGGAAATACATGCAAATACCGAAAGGCATTTTTAATCTTGTATCCCAAGCAGACAACCAAAGCTGGGTATCTTTATTTGCTTGCATAATCTTATCAGGCTTTAACATAATTCTCTTAAAGAGATTTGTGGTAAAGTCCTGTGCTGCTCCACTACCAGTCGCCATACCTTGTAAGGCTAAAGCAGTAGGATCTCCATTATCATCATAGAGATTACCATAAGCATATCTCATAAGTGATGGGCCATTATATACTAGGCGCGACATATTACCACCACCTACAGGCACACCATTTAAGATATGGACTCTAACTGAGCCAATCTCAGGTAAACGCTGTTGAGGAATCTGCTGACTAATAGAAATGTTGGGAGTTAAACCAACTTTCACTACATCAAAGGCAGCAGTAGCCTTAGCAGGACCAAAAGCGATTAGCGTAGATTCAGAAGCGATAAATAAGCCAGGAGTAGCCATGTTTTCGTCTAATTGGACGAAATTTTCTCTCCATTGCCAATCGCTTGAGCCATCACCATCTGCGCCAAGTAATTGTTTGATTGAAAGTTGGTTTGCCATAATTAATCACCCTTTATTGAACGTAAATTTTAATGTTAATATAGTTAGCTGGATATCCAACTTCAATAGTCAAAGCAATTTCTAATTTTCCAGGGGGTAGATCGGTATTTAATCCTTCTAAATTAGCCCTGAGAGCAAGATTTGAGAAATCAACAATTAAACTTCCACAATAAGGTGCTTTATTTGATTTTGCATTAAATAAGTAGGTGCTATATACATCATGCAATTGAGTAAGTAAATCCTGAGTAATATTGTACTTACCAAGGAAAGGTTTAGCGATAGATGCCATATCAATCGAGAACTTATCAATAGCATTTGTAATGCTCATTTCTTCTTCTTGAATTGAGACATTACTTGTAGTCTTTTGGTGTCTTGCATAAACGCCAGCACCAGGGGCATCCTGTACTAAAACTAATACTCCAGCATCACTTAATTTATTTAATTGAGCAGGAGTAAAGTAGTTGTTAGAATAGTAGAGTTTATTAGGACCAGTAAAAGGTACATTGGTCATTGATTGTTGGGGAGCATAGATTGACTTAGCAGCAGCTAAACTAGCAGCTAAAGCTGATCCATCAACAGTTACTACCTGTCCATCAACAATATATTCTGCTTTGGGAGGCCAAACTAATACTACTCGCTTATTATTATATCCACGAGCAATAGCACAAACCTCTTCAACTTGTTCATCCTTTGTATTAGTATGAACAATATCAAAAGTAAATGATTGAGTAGGGGCTAGATTAAGATGGGTAGCTTCTACAAGGGGAATAGCAGTTCCATTCTTGTATGCTTCCATCTTAAAGCTATCCTCTCCTAAAACTTCACATACTTGGAGAGTATCGTAGTCTAATGCAGCAGCTCCATTTTTAAGTAAATAATGTGTTGGATCTACGGCATGACCATTAACTGTCAAGGGAACAACAGTATCACCAATTTTAACTCCATTGGTTAAAAAGTGTTCTCCGGTTACTGTAATAGTGATACTCATAATTAGGCTCCAGGTACAGTAAAGGTGTTGTTAGTTGCTAATTTTTTAGTTAAGACAATAGGGGTATTAACAAGAGCCATTCTAAAGTAATTAGTATCAGGATCAGCCATTGCAATTGCGTGAGCAGCGGCACCACCATTTACAGTAGGATCTGTACTAATTGGAACTACAAAGTAAACATCTTTTCTAATTGCTAACTCACTCCAAGCTTCATTAAAGCTTTCAAGAGTGTCATCAAGAAGAATATAGCCTAGTACAGTAGTTCCACCGTTAGCAGCTAAAGCAATTTGACCAAGATAGAAGCCAATGCCACTTTCGGGATCAATATCCATATCAATTACAAGTTGATCATAATTGGTCATTTCGTAATAGCCAGGAAGATCTTTTCGTAAAGCGATATAGCTTAGATAAGCTGTTCCGCTAATGATATCCATAGTACCATATTTAAGTTGGGTAATGGTAAAGGTTGTTGTATTGTAAGTAGCATTACCAAAATCAGCTTCTACGGTAGGTACTAATCTTGTAATTGTATAATTGCCACTAGCAGGAACATAACTTACTTTAGTAGTTAATTCTACAACATCATCACTAGTTTTTGAAGCAATTATATAAGACCCACCAGCATTAGGTAATACGATGGTATCGCCAACCTTAGCTGTAGCAAAACCACCAGCATCAGTTACGGTAGTTGAACCAGCAACAAAACATCCAGCAGCAGTAGCAGTTGCAACTAGAACTACTGCATTATCGACATTAATCTTAACGGAAGCTTGATTAATGATTGCTCCAGGTTTAAGACCCAGATAACTAATGGTAGTGCTAGTCACAGGATAAGCTAAAGAGAGTTCAGTTCTCTTTACTACCTGATTTAGCGTACCTACAAAAGTAGGTAGCAGTTTACTATCTACGAGATTCTGACTAGATCTAGTTAGAATCTGGTTAACAGAAACGTGGGGCGGTGCGTAAGATGACATATTTAATCCTCTTGTATGTTGATTTCTGGATTTTCATTAATTTGAAAGCTGATAGTTTCGAGCATATCTTTTGGAGTTCTTATTGCTCTTATTTGTCTCTGCATTTGCGCTTGAATGATTACTGAGGATATAAAAGAAACATTTACTTTTTCAAATAATTGCGTAGGAGTTTGAGTAGGATTTCCTTGTATCTGTAATCCTAAACTTCTTAAAGCTCTTAGGTCGCCAGTAAGAAATATTAATGCAATTGACGATAGCGTTTCTGCTTCAATATCACTCTCTGATAAACATTCTACCACGATTGGGAAGGAAATCAAATCAGAATATGAAGTAGTTTGTCCATTGTCTGTTACCGAAAAAACTCTACCCATACCTTGAGTGTTATTCACACCCGTTATTAGATTGCCCCTGGAAACAAATATAATCGGACGCTTCCCCCTATATTTAGTTTCCCAATCATGTTTAGTAGTAATAACTAAACTTGGGAAAGCATCTTCTTTATTTAAATCATCTGTATAAACTTTGAATCCAAAATCTGGATTTGAATTAAACATTTCTCTCAAATAAATGAGAATTGCTCTTATGCCATATAAGCCACTATTAAAATTCTTGCTTAAAGTAAAGTCTTTTTGATTCATCTGATTATCTTCCAATCTCGACGAAAGATATTAAACTCTTCTAATGTATAAGCATTTAAATCAACAGGAACTAATTGTGCTGGATTATCTAATTTTAATTGTTCTGTTGCTATTCTTTGACTAGTAGTTCTATCATGAAGGCTAACTGGAACTATCTGTGTTACAAGATATCTTTGATCAGTTTTTTTGAGAGCAACTAAAAGATCATCTGCTTCTAAAATAACTTCATTAGAAGTAACGAATGTTGCTACTTTAGCTTCAGTAACTCCATGAGCATCTTTATCTATAGTTTTTACTTGAGGATCTTTATTCAAAGATATTTTTACTGGAGCAAAATATCCACCTTCATAAGTAGTTCCATAACAATAAGGACATTTTGATCTAAAAGTTTTTCTTTCAGTTTCTAAATAACATTCTTTACATCGCGGACCAAATTTCTTTCTTGCATAATGTAAAAATTCTTGCCCATTATATCTTCTTAATAAGAGTTGTTGCCATTTTGTTATTGCGTCTGTAATATAGTTATTATCTTCTTCAATAATACTTTTATTTTCTGAATAAAATTTATCACCTTTAGAATTAACAGCTGTAACTCTATAAAACAATCTTTGATCAATCATTCCTCTTTGCGTAATTGTGTCAACAAAGCCAAATGCATAAATTGGATCTTCAAATAACTTTATCCACGGTCCTTCTTCTGAGTCTGATGTTTCTAATAAAAATGTATAATCATATAAATTTTCTTTTAGATCTAGCTCAACTGTCCAGGCTAGGATAGTTTTATTATAATCTACATTTCTAATTTCTAGGTTTATTCGCATATTGACCTAATTCTCTTACAAGCAAATCATCTAATTCTTTACCAATTTTAAATGAATGAGTTTTAATAAAAATAAGATCATTCATTAAAGCTGGATAATAGTTTGTAAACATTAAATCTAAACTATTTAATTTATTAACAGCGTCCAATTCGCCAATGAAACTTGCGCTTAACGATCTAAATTTACCAATACGATCTCTTATAAATTCTGTAGCAAAATCAAAGAATTTTGGATTTCTTAAAGCAGGAGGCAAGTGTTTTAAATGAATAACTAAAGCCTTATCCATAGGACGAATAACTGCTTCAAATGTAAAACAAGTCATTTCTTCTGAAAGTAATTCTGGAATTTGCTCATTGACAAATTTTTCTGAAGAGAATTTAGAAAGTAATTCTTTTTCTCTTTCAGTTATGTGATTACCATTAACTCCGGCATTTAATTTAAGGTCTGATAAACGCGACGACATTGCTTCTCCTATTATTTAGATTTTTCTTTTGGAGCAACTTTCTTAATTTCCCCTTCATTAATTACATAACCTTCTGCGGGTTTTACATAAATTGCAATATAATATATTCTAAAATTTTCTTTTAATTTTTCCGTTACATTTTTTACAAAAACTAATTTAATATCATTTCTTAAATGAGCATTAACTAAAGAGTCATATTTTTCTAAATCATGCACATCAATAATTTCTGCAAAAAAAGATAATTTCTTTTGCTTTCTTTCTTCTTCTTCTTGTTTTGAATAATATTGAAAAATTACATAAGGATTACCAAAAGGGTCATATTCAATATCATTATTAACAATTTGATATTTATTAGGACTTTGATGAACTTGGTCTAAAAGTGAACAATAAGCCATCAAGCTTTCAGTATTAGTGAAGCTTAAAAATTTTGAATGAGAAATCAATGTTGATTTAGGGTCCATTATGGCATCCCAGTAATTTCATTATTTTTTATTCTATCTATTAATTTTCTATATTTACTTTTATCTTCTTTAAAGGTTACGTTTTTAGCAATATTCTTACCTACAAACTTAACAGGATTAGAATTTGCTTTAGTGATTCTATTTTTCCAATAATCATCTGCAAAGTATGTATCATGTATTTCAGGAATACGATATTTTTCTAAAGCTTTTTTAACGCTTCTAGCTCCTGCTTTAAGTCCAGAACCTAAAGTTCCACCAATAAACATTCCTTTAATTATATTCTTTTTTCTAGATCTTTCATTATCAGGCTTTCTTAAAGCTCCAATTCCGCCACCGGCAACTAATCCGCCAATCGGTAAATATTTTCCTTTAGTAACAACAGTATCACTTACATTATAAACTTTCTTAGCTTTCTTCATTATGTTTTCTAAATTTTTAATATCTATTGTTCCATCTTTTCTTATAATTTTATTTGTTAAATATTTAGTTGCTTTATTTATACCTTTATTTTTATGATTTATATATTTTTCATACTCTCCAAGATGTTCTTGAATACTATGACCACTCATGCTATCTATAAAAGATCCTCGTATATTTGTAGTATTTAAAGGTTTTCCATTTCTAATTTCATTTATAGTTTGAGAAGCTGTTGATATTGCTGTCTCTTGTAATTTCTTCCTTGGGCTAAACCAATTTTCACTTTTTCCACTAAAATATTTTTTGGGACCACCCTTCATAGCTACGCGCATATTATATAGAGTTTTCCCTATAGCACCACCAGTAAAGATATTAGCTAATTTAACTAAACTCATACCTTAGCCTTTTCAGGACCAGATTTAGGTGGTTTAGCTTCTGGCAATGGATTAGAAGAAACTCCATTTAAAGAGGAAACAATTTCATTATATTTAGCTGGATCTTTTGCTTGAAGTTCCATTAACAACGATCTGCGCTCCCCTGGATTGCTCACTCTATTTAATTGATTAACAATTCCTTGAGTAGTAGAAGAAGTAATACCATTAACTAATTGACTACCTGCTGCTTGTTGAGTTTGATTTGTAGCTAATGCAGCGGCTCCTTGTAATGCTATATTTTCTAAATTATTTACTTTATTAATTTCATTACCAATTTCAGTCTGAATCATTTGTCTCGCTCTTAAAAGACGCTTTATACTATCTGCATCTTTTTCTGCTTGATCAGCCTCGTTAGCAAGGTTAATTCCGTTACCAACTTGACTTAAAGCAGTAGTTTCACTTAATCTACCTTGTGCGCCTAATGCAGCTAAACTATTCATTTGTTGAATATCATCAGCCATTTTAAATGGTGATAACATTGTTTTAGTTGGTGGTTTTAATCCAGATACTCTTGCTACATAAGCTGTATAAAATTTAATAAATTGATTTTGTTTTCCAATATAATAAATAAATAAATTTTCAAGCATTCTTAATGAAATATTAGATCCACTCCAAGTCATACCGCCATAAATTAATTCTGGTGGGATTCCCATTTGAGTAAGAATTCTACGATCTTGTAACTCAATCTCCTCCCTAAGCGACATAGCTTTACCTTGACCACCCAAAGCTTGATATCCCACTGGAAAAGGAACAACGCCAATTTCGTTAGGATCATTTTGTTGTCTCTTTAGCTGATTGGTTACGGTTGCTACCCAAGCTGAACCATCAATTTTACTCAATGGGTCTAGCCCTCCAGGGGTTGCTGTTGGAAAGATAAATCTATTAGGAATTAAATGATCTGAAGCAATACATTCTTGAGCTTTTCTTAAAACGAAGGACATAAATATGTCCTTCCATGCTGAGAAAAAGAATGGTTTAGATAATCCTTCCCATTCTGGCTCTGTAATAGTTTCATATTTATAATGAAAAGTTAATTCAGAAGGTAGTTCAATAATAGCTGCATTTTTGTTTTGTTTACAAGCTAAAATAAATGTATAAGGAACATTAGCAACAACAAATTTATCGCCACTTAAAATTGGCTTACGATATTTATCCTCTAATTTATAATAAATACGTTTTTTACCAGCAATACCTAAATCTCTAACTTTAATATTTTGAATGGGCCATCGTTGAACTTTTACATTGTTAGCAAATTCTACACCTGTAAGTAATTCATCTTTAACTTCCATTTTTCCATGATATTTACAATCTTTATTTTTACATTTTGAGATAAAATCAAAATTATGAAACTTCCAATCAACACGTTCATCTGAATTATCTTCATTAATGCAATGACGTTTATATGTTGAACATTTTGGACAAAGTAAATATCTTTTAAAAGGCGGAACAATACTAACAATACAATTACCAAAAGTATAATAATCTTTACCATTTTGAACTAATTCATTTTGAATGCCTACATCTTCATTTAAATGTGTTGCCCAAAATGAATTATTTTCACCAGTATCTCCAGTAACAATTACATGAGTAACTGGATATCTTGCCATCGTATCTGTAATACGATCAAGTAATCCATGACTTTCATTTAATAT